CAGTGACTGCGACATTTAATCCCGCCGACCGCGCGCCCACCACGATTAAAGAGACGACTGTGGGTCTAGTCGGATACGACCATATGAATGTGGAGCGTCAGGCTGCTGCGGGGTATTTAATCTCTCAAAACACACCAGAAGAAACGGAGCGTGCTACGACCAGCACCGACTATTTAGGAGGCGCAGGCGGAACCGCGACCCGCATGGGGAATGGCCTCTACAATGCCGCATATAACCAGCGCAATAATGTAAACAAGACCTATAAAAATATAACCAATCACGGCGCAATGTCGCTATTTAATTCGAATACTAATGTCCAGATTGACCGCTTGGATGCTGACCGCGCAAATAACCGCACGATGGTCGCGACGAATGCGCCCTCCTCTATCCCCAGTATTGATATTTACGGAAAGATGACGATGCCGCAAGGATACGATGAAAGTAAGCTGAACGAGAGAATTCAGCCGGATATATTGAACGCATTTAGACAGAATCCGTATACGCATAGTCTACAGACGTATTAACGGATAGGCACGGAGGCATCGGCATTTTCCAATAGATAATTTTATAACATTATAGTAGTTATAATATTATATTCAGCGATATCGATATGAATCTTCGCGAATTATTCCAGGATAAATATACGATAGTCTTTATTCTAATCGTGGTATTATTAGTGAGTGTATGGATATCGCGAACCTACCGGAATGGCGGATTTGGGTCATGGATAGCGCCATCCGAAGGATATGGAACAGGAGTCATTGAAGGACTCGCAGTGGCAGATCACGTTCGATATCAAGGAGAAGTCCGCACACAAAGTTCACACGCTCCGGCGTCTACAACGGGTTCGCGTTCGGATGGAACCCTTATTATCAATCAATGCTCTTATGTGAAAAATACCGAAACTACATTCCGGTTTCTTTTTACAACAACTGCGGAGCTGCGCGGTGTATCGGGAGTAACCCCTGCGAAAATCGTGACGATTAAGGTTCCTACGCATTATATCCAGAATACAACTGCGGCGGGTTTGAAGGCGACGATGCGGGCGTATACTGGACCATTGCCTGCGACGGTTGGAACTGCGGCTGGGACGGCGTCGGACCTAGATACCGCTGCGGATGGTCGCGGTTTGACAGTGACAGTTCCGGTGGCTGGCGCGTCGGGTGCGGCCGAGGTCGCGGATGTCGGGTATTGCGTCATTACATATACGATTCAAACTGCGAACCCGATGGCCGCTGGCAAATACGCACTGGAAATCTCTGGCCTGAAGTGGGTGAATAATGAAATCACCCCCGGAACGACCGCAGCACCTGGGGCCGGATTAGCGAATGTATCTCTCACAAGTAACGCGGAGACCGCAAGCCCGACACTCGTCCTCGTGAATTTGTTACCCGCATCCGACGCCGCGAAACAATTGCGTATTTTCAATGATACAACCTATGGTGGATTGGCGACGTTGCTGCCGTGTCGTAAAATATCTACCGAAAGTCCGCAATTATCGCCGAATTATACGGGAAGTGCCACGACATTTTCTATGACAATGATGCTTACAAATGCTCTGGTCTCGGGGGATATTTTCCTCGTCCAAGTTCCTTATATAACACGCACTGCGAATATTGACCTGGGCATCTCGTTTGTATGGACGAATCCGACAACGAGTCTTCAAGATACACTCTCGACAATATCCAGTGCTGGCGTTATTACATCCGATGTAAATACATACGGCGGCGGTCAGAACGTGGTTGCGTTTACATTAGGGGGGTCATTGCCAAACAATACGCCAATTAAGTTAACCATCGCCGGTCTTCAAACTCCTGCGGCAAAAACAAGCACGACCACTGCGAAAATCCGCACATACAAAACTGGAGCGTCGCTTAATAATGCGTTTACAGTGGATGGTGGTGTTCTGGACCAAGGTGATTATATTCTCCCGGCCATCGAGGCGCGGGCTGCCACGACCGTATCCACCGGCACGCCTTCATCCTCCGGAACCGCGAGTGATGGCACGACATACGTGACCAGCGCCGCCGCGAATGTCCTTATCTCCGATGTGAAACGCCAGATGAACTGGGCAGTTGAGGCACAGAAGGAGTATGAATCGGCGTATAAGGCCCTGCGGTCTGCTACGACCCCACAGGCGAAGACCGACGCACAACTGAAATATGATGTCGCCGTTGCGCGACGAAACCGTCTCATCGCAAGTCACCCCGATTCGTGGTATGACGGCGCAAATTGGCGATACGGCGATGACGGCCATGTGCGTAAATGCGCTGAACCGTCCACATTGTCTAGCAATGAAGGCAACTGCCAAAATGTCTACCGTATGGACGTGAGCGGCAACATTGTAAAATCGGCGGAAGGCAACAATATACTCCTTATGCGTAAATGCCCGTGGAAGTGTAACAATCCAGGTCAGACCGGTTCGGATGCGTGCCGTATTGACGCAGACTGCCTGAAAGTGACGCGCTGGGCAACGTATTTACCCGATGGAACCCAGATTGAAAAGAACCTGCTTGCGTCTACCAGGACACAATATGACGACATCGCGCGCGATACGAGCTCTTCCGACTTGAGCGAAGATGACATTTACAAGCGCGGGATTACGCGGAATTTCAAGGGATACGGACAGAAGCCGGGAAGCAGCGGTCCCCCCGGCGGCACACCCGGACTCTTCGGTTCCATCCGCGACGCCACTGGCAACATCATCCGCGGAATTGGAAACTGGATTGACCCCAATGACCCCGCCGGAAATAAACGCACCGCGAAACACAATGCGTATTATTATGAGGATGGGTCGCCCGCTGCGACGGCTTATCTCGGAATGTATAATGGACAAGGGTATGAAGAAGAGTCGCCGTTTTATGGCGCGGCCAAACCGACGAATTATTATTACACCACGAACTATTATTATACGGATGGCGAAGCGGGCGCGGGCGCGGGCGCGGGTGCGGGCGGTGCCGCCACAGGTGACGGGAGTAAACCGTCAAAGGTGATGCCATACGAACAGAATATTAATCTATGAACGCGCCGCGAATACGGAAGAATATAAACACATTATGTCATTATAATAACAACATAATAATGACAAGTCAATTAGACGGAATCCATCAAAACATCCATAACAAATTGGATATATTCATCAAGAACCGGAAAATCCCAAACATTATTTTTTATGGGCCTAATGGTTCTGGGAAAACGTATATACTGAATCGGTTTATTCAGCAAGTATATGGCGGGGATAAAACCGCCATGAAAAACTATGTTATGCGCGCGAATTGTGCGCACGGAAAGGGTATACGATTCATCCGCGAGGAATTGAAGTTTTTCGCGAAGACGAATATTGACCTGAAAGATGGCGCGATTTTCAAATCAGTGATTCTGACGAATGCGGACAAGCTGACGATTGACGCACAATCCGCGCTGCGGCGGTGTATTGAATTATTCAGTTCATCTACACGGTTTTTTATTGTGGTTGAAAACAAGGACAGTCTCCTGAAACCGATTCTCTCGCGATTTTGTGATATATATATCCCGCCGCCGGTATTCAGTGGAACCACACAGAAGGGCGCCGCGGGTTCGGACACGGGCCCCGCCGTGAACCTACACACATACTTCGCCGACCAAGCATGCGATACCTATAAAATTATTAAATCGAGAGAACCACATACATTACAGTCGTTGATTCAAGTTCATCCGAGTTTTCTCACGGACGCGGGCGTGGGCACTGGCGCAGACGCGGACACCGCTCCTACCCGCGAAGAATACATAAAAATACTGGATTTGTCGGTATTATTATACGAACAAGGCTACTGTGCGTTAGATGTCATTGAGTTCATCCATATGTATCCAGGAATGATAGAACTTCGCCGATACGAACTCCTTATCATGTTTGACAAAGTCCGCAAAGAATTTAGAAACGAGAAACTTCTCCTGCTGTTTTTTCTCCATTTTATTGTATTTCGTTGTAAAATGAGTTTAGAAAATATTTCTTTTATGTAGAGCGAGCGTAGCGTAATGGACGATTATTCCGTGACATCGTTATACGAATCAAAAAACGAATGGGCGTCTCGTCTTGTCAATATTTTAACCCCCCTCATTCAAGAAGGATTTCGGTCTATCTTCGATGAAGCCGTCAAGCTGTGTGTGGGTTCCAAAGAACAAGACAAATATCTGATGACATTCCAGAACCTTCTCTCGCGAGTTCCCAAATGGAACCCCAATATCATCAAAGACGAGACTGCGCGAATCAAGGAACGCAGCACCTGCGGGTATTTAGAAGATTTGATTACATGCGTCCATATTATTCATCTGAAGTGTATGACGGTCATGCGTGTTGGCACCAAGCAGAAGAAAGTGGATATTAAAATCCCGCAACTATCGGATTTCATTCATAAGATTTATGTGAATAGCGCGCGAAAGTTGTATTCGAATGTCTATATTTTTGAGAAGGGCATACAGCCGCTTCACACCCAGCGCAATAATCGCGAATTCGAAATCATCGTGAAGGAGTGTATCTATAACACAATTCGCGACAATATTCCCGTGGAAGACCTGATTAAGATGTATTTAGAAGAAACAATTGAAGACGTCGTAGAAGTCACGGAAAATGAGGAGGTCATCAAACAAGAGCCGATTCTCTCGAAAGAGGACGCCGACCTCTCGGCGAGTCGGCGTGCGCGTCATGGAAGCACACGCCGTCGTCGTCATCGCGACCGAGACCGTGTATCGGGCCAAGACGGCGGAGGGGACGGCGGGGAGGACGGGAGTGGTGGCGGCGACAGCGGAGATGTTGTCACATCCAGTATCGGACAACTCGATTTTGTGGGCGAATTGAACGGAAGTAATGCGCCAGACTCAGTGAATACGAACAACGAGGTAGTGAATGACGCAGCGGAAAGCGGCAGCGGTAGCGGCGTATCATTCGGAGAGAATCAAATCCGCACATTTGAAACGGACGCGAGTGAGTATATGTCACGCGACGCGGATGACGCAGATGACGCGGACGACGATGATGGTAGTGGCCGTCTGAATATTGGCGGCGATATAAAGCTGGACACCTTGGATATTCATACATTGAATGATACGCAAAATATTAACGCACCGCCATTATTGGATGATATAGAAGTCCTGGCATAATTCATATAATAAATATAATGAATATATATTATATAGGTAGTATGGCTGACGGACCATCGGCCGGCAGAGGACCCGCAAAAAGAGAAAGAACCATAACTATTAGAGACTACATTAATGATGAGAACCATAAAACCCTAGATAGGTTATTTATAGAGCAACAACAATTATATAATCAGTATGTTCCGTTAAAGATAGATTGTTATGGTCCACCTTTACGGCTCATGGATTATTATGATTGCTTTAAGGTTTTTCAAGGTCCGACAGTCGAAGCCGCGCATGGTCAGGCGGATTCTTTGAATATAACCGGTCATTTTCAGTTTCATTCAGGGCTTATTGTTAAAAAGACGCTGGAAGAAGATGTAACGACAGATGGTACTAAGGTCAATGGTATACATGTAACGTTAGATGATTATGTTGATTTGTTAGAACCATTTCGTAGATCTAGTAGTTTGAATATAACGGATATGATGGAAAAAGGATGGAAGATTGCCGACGACCAATCACCGCCTCCGCCTACGCGCGGTTTATTTTCGTTGGGTAAGAGTCCAGAAGGTCCAGAATTACTAAGAACAGACGGATTATTAAGAACAGACGGACGGGTAAATATAGTAAAGGATGGACAACCGCCATCTACAGTTCATTTTCGTCAATTGTTAATGGATAATATTGACGTATTTCAAAGTTTCCAAAATAAGGTAAATATTGTCACCGGACATAATTTATCTCCGGCTTTGATAGACGAATATTCATTATCGTTTATTCACAAATTATTAACAGAACCATATAGTGGTGACCGAAATGAGAGATTAAATGCGATAGTCAAAAAGTTAAATGAAACAAACGAACGCCTTGTCGAATTCACAAAGAAACAAATACTAGATGATATAGCTAGTTTCAGCGGCTTAAACCCGACCGAATTTCTATCACCAGATTTAAGGGGAGTAGACGCCACTACCAAGCCCCCCAAATCATTGTTCACAATATTAGTTGAGCAACTATCATCGAAACCTACATTCTGGTCAATGGGTGATAGATTTTTATCCGGAGGATTTTCTTGCGTTGAGACAACTGGCGGAGATACATACAAATGGGATGAAGCCCAAACTATGATAACAGACCAAGATGAAAGAAAATTGTTGGAGTCATTAGCATTCACATTAACTTTTCGTGTAGATATGGTTTACAACGGTAAAAAATATTTTTTTAGTTTGATACTTAACCGTGAAACATTTAATAGTAAATTAGAAGGAAAAGGCGTTTTTAAACAATACGAAATTTACAAAGATATACTACATGATTCATTTAAGGGTTGTATTGTGGATGCTTTACGAGGGAGAGCGACCGCGACAGCGGCGGAGGCGACAGCGACAGCGGCCATTGAACAATTATGGTCCGAACGAACATTTGATTTGATTCAGAATGGATGTGCAGAAATCGAACGTTGTATAACTCCAGCTCCAGATAATTTATTGCAGAGTAGTAGATTAAAATTAGTATTTCATACTAAAAAACCCAATGGTGATATTACTCTTCTCCCGAACCCTTTCGACACAAACCCAGATTGGAGTAAAATATGTGGTGATGTTTGTAAGATGGACCCAGTGGTAAATGTTCATCTTCATTTTCCAAAGATAAGAAACGTAATAAAAGACCATTTATCAGTACCACCAGGCGGTAGTGAAATAGTCGACTGGTCTAAAACAGTAAATGAATATGACGAGAATATTATCCAGACATTATTAGCAGAAAGTGAAGGTCACGAATGGCAAACCGAATCTTTATTAGGTTCTGAATCAAGAACACTATCTGAAAGTAATGGGAGGAGCAGTGATTTGTTGTTATCTCCTGGAACCGCACCGTCGTCACCACAACATTCTGTATCTGTATCTCCAGGTCGGCCAATAACAGAAAGTGTGGTAAGAGGCATTGAAAGTGGTTCTATCGACGAACGAATATCTGATTTTTGGAGATCACACGAAAATGACGCCGTCAACTCTACACAAAATCCTCCAGATGATTGCGCAGCGCAACAGGGTCATGCGCCACGGGTCGGATTTTTCACGCAATTTAGAACTGCCTTGGTAGAACTTGTGAAAACACTATTTAGACAACCACCCGGCGCTGATTTTACCGGCGGCGGCGGTTCTTTACATAAAAAACCGCGAAGGTCGAAAACACGCACCAGGCGTAGTAAAAAGTATTCTAGGAAAAAGGCTAGACATTACAATACATATGTGAAAACGCGCATAAAGCGTCGTCGTAGTGCTACTTATAAAAAATAATTATTCGTATATATCATATGGCTGATGAAGAAGAAGAACCAGGCAAATGGTATGATAATATTTTCCTCCTAGACATTTTGATTTTCATCTTCTCCTTTGCGTTTTTAGCAATCGCAGGTGGTGTATTCTATGTTTGTTATCCACCAGTGATGCTAGCATTTCAAACCTAGTATACTTCGCGTATAATACCGAATAAATAAGTGAAATTGTATGTATATAACTCTATTTAGAACTATATACATTGTATCGTATTCGTATTCGTAATGTTTAACTCTACGAAACTATTCGTCATCGGGGTCGCTGTCGCCGCCGTTTATTTTATACTGAAATTTATGGAAATGCGATTCGTAGAACCTGATAGCCAGAAACCATTGAAGGTGCTTATCCGCGATTCCATCGTTGTGTGTATTTCCGCGGTATTAGCGCTATTTATATTAAATCAATTTGAGAATATCGGTCTCGGCGGTGGAAGTGGCAGCGGCAGTGGCAGCGGCAGTGGCAGCGGTGGCGGCAGCAGTGCGCCCGCAGTATTTGTGGATACGCCTGGATTTTAAATCTAGTCTAGTCTATGTGGACATGTTCTGTCTTGGGTCCTTCGACCGAAACCCCATTTTCATAATAGTGTTTTCCAACCTGGTCCAAGTTGGATAACATCAGGCGCCAGGCGTCCTTATACGAATGCTCGGTATATTTGAGTGCGGACGCGTGTCTCTCGCAAAACGCGCGCACATACGGCGCCGCAAGGGCGTTCTTATACTGGGGCATTGACGGGAACAGGTGATGCTCAATTTGAAAATTAAGATACCCCATTATCCACGTTACCAGTGCGGATTTTGTGGATATATTCACAGTATGATGTAGCGCATATTCAAACCATAGGAGGTGTTTATTTTCGGGGACTACGCCGGTAAATGTATGCGAAAGAGAGAAGTGGCCGAAGAGGTAGACCAAATTCCAGAAATTGACGACCATTAGGAGGAAATACGACCAGAGGAGACCGCCGCCACCACTGCCGCCAGTATAAAAAATAAGCGGTAACGATATGTGCGACGCTGTCATACAGGCCATTTCAAACGCGGCAGTTCTACGCTCTCCCATCGTCGTTGCGAAACATAATCTGTGAAATACCTTCTTCGGGTGAAGATAGTATATCCAAAACAAATGGACGAAGATGCCATTTACAACGGGCAAAAACGTCCACGCTTGAAGCCGCATCCACCACCGGTTCATAAACCTCGCGGGTCTTTGTCCGTGCGTGGTTGATTCAAATGCGCGATTGAAAAACGCGACGAGCGGTGTTGTATTCAGGTCAATATCGTGTTTGATTTTCTGGGGTGCGGCGTGATGACGGGTATGCATAGAATTCCATACGGTCGAACTTATACCAGCACCGAACCCCATTATAAATGTTTGGATAGCGCGGTCAATACGCTTGTTACCGGTAAAACTCAAGTGGCCGCATTCGTGCTGGACCCAGCCACATCGCGTCTTGAATACGATGAACGAGAGAACCGACGCATATATATTATAAGACGCAAGCCACGTCCCCATCCCGAAATAAAATGCGAGTTCTAGAAGTCGGAAATAAACGTGGATATAATCCGGTTCAAATAAGCCTTGAATGACGAGCTTCTCGCGCATCTCTCGGAAATCGGCGGTCATTGCGTTTTCGGGTGCGACAGACAGCGGCCGCAGCGAGCTTTCCGGATATACCGGCAATGATTGTAGGACCTTATTCACCCTGTCAGATGACCGATGATGAAACTCGCGGAATACCTCGGTCGCATCGGCGGTATTTTTCATGTAGTTGATGATACTTCCGCCAGGATGCTTAAATTCTGTGATATCATAGGTCACCCCGTCGATGGTGATGGTGTCGCGGGGGCGAGGGCGAGGGTCGTCGACGTGGTTGTCCATTACTTTATCCATTACAGTATATATATTCTAGTGTTTATATAATAATACAGACCAATGGATGCCACGTTACTCATCAATGAGTTTCTCTCGGGCCTCACGATTGCGCTCTTATTGATTCCCGAGTCCATCGCATTCGCATTTATTATGGGTCTATCCCCGACTACCGGCATCCAAAATACAATGGTGATGTCTCTCGTCACATCATTATTCGGCGGTATGCCAACGATGATTTCGGGTTCAACTGCGGCAGTCGCCACATCCATTGCGGGTGTTTCCACCTTACTCGGGAAAGAATACATCATCCCTACCGTCATCGCTGGCGGGGTTATCCAGATTGTAGCGGCGATGACCGGGTTATACAAGTATATAACATATGTGCCGAAACACATCATGTCGGGGTTTCTGATTGCGTTGGCCGGTTTAATCGCAGTTCATCAACTGGATAATTTCAAAGACAAGGAACATAAATGGTTGACCGGTCTTAAAATGGCGAATACGACGCTATTTACCGTTGTAAGCACGCTGATTGCGTTCTTCGGTGTCATTAAAATCACGCATAGTAAAGACCAACACATCCATATCCCAGGCGGTCTAGTCTCCATGTTCGCAATCACCGCATTTATTTACATATTTACGCAATATTACAATATCGACCGCGTCAAAGACATTGGAGCATTAAAGTCGGACCTACCTTCCCTTATTTCAATGGATTCAGTTAGTAAAATCAAATATGACGCAGACAGTCTTCTGAAAATGCTGCCGTTTTCGGCGGCGATGGCATTCACCGGGTTGTTGGAATCGCTTATTATGGTGAAGGATGCCGAAAGTGCGCTGGGTATAAAGGGCGATTCATTTCGCGAGAGTCTCGTCCAAGGTATCGCGAATGTGGCGACGGGGTTAACCGGCGGATTCGGCGGTTGTGTATTGGTCGGTCAAAGTAAGCTGAATTTGGCAAACGGCGCCAAAACCCAGTTTTCATCCGTGATAACGAGTGTGCTTTTTATTGTCATATGTCTCTTCTTTGGTCGCGCCATCAACGAAATTCCGGTTGCGGCGGTAGTAGGTGTAATGTTGCTGGTCGTTTATAAAACCGGCGACTGGGATAGTTTATTCAAACCGCAGTCATTTGACAGACGATGGGTCATTACGATTATTACCGCGATTGTCGGGTTTGTATCGGGCAGTTTGACACTCGGTGTCGTTGCGGGCGTCATATTAGATAAGATGGCGGCGCGGGTGTGAAAAAAATTGATTCATTATTTTTATATTGTAGATAAACGCATGAATCATTCATTCGTTTATCGTAATGTCTGCGCCTGCCTCCGCCTCCGCCTCCGCCTCCGCCTCCGCCTCGTATTGGCCTCTTACCTTTGACGCCGTGAGAGATTGCGACCTATCTTATTTCAATGACAACCATTCCGCCGATATGGTGCGTGATGGAATGCGCGCAATTCTTCGCGCCAGCGAATTACCCGAAATCAAGGACAAGGAAATAAATGTATGGAAATATCTCTCGGAATACAGTCCGCCACCCAACCGCGGGTTCCAGTTCAGCGCCGGCGATGACGACATCGTCTCGCTGGTCCAGTATCAGATGGAAACCGGACATTCTGGTTGTAGTATGGGATGGACAATGCGCCAGATTGAGTTCATCGCAAAGAATGGAGTTCCGGCGCACCGACAGCTGTTTCTCGAAAGTCGTCGTCGCCGGGTTCGCGAGCAATGCGATTGTTCCGACGTCTAAAAGAGGGTATAATACACCGGCAGTGTATCCACACTCATAAGAATATGCGTATTTCGCCCCTCTTTCAAGAATCTCGCTGCGAGTGCCGCGTGTTTCTTGTATTTTTTATATGTGATTTTGTATACATCAAACATCGGATTATGTATTTCGGTAGAAGGAACGTGATTATGGACGGTCCGTGAAATCATTTTATACAATTTAAAATCAGGATACCGCTCTTCACCACTGGATTTATAGAGCACATTACGCCCCTTGTCATCCGTAACCCATTTTACAACCAGTTTAATAATGGGGTCGGATTTACACAGTTTTTCCACTTTACGCAGGTCGTAAATGAAATAGTCAAACAGCGCGCACGCGAGGCGGCATAAATCAAAACTGAAATTCGGTTCTACTGTGGGTTTATCGGGGTTATAATAAGGGGGGAAGTTATACTGGGTTGCTGCGTCACCCTTCGGGTGGAAACTGTCGCTACAGATGAGTTCACCGCGGAACTTGTATATCGCGCGCCCGAAATCAATGAGCTTAAAAATACGCCCATAAGTGGGGACCTTGTAATGCTGGCCTTCGTAGATGTAGTAAATGAACTCTTCGGTTGTCTCGACAAACATCACGTTGTTAGTATGAAGGTCATTGTGTGTGAATGCGAACATTTTCTGATAAATAATGAGTGTCATTATTACCTGGAATAAAATAGACGTCCATTCTTCTTTTGTTAGTTCGTCCGTCATCATAATATGGTCGAGTGTATTGACGCATTTTTCAAGGAGGATTGCTTGGATGGGGAAATCTTTGATTTTTACGATGAGTTGTTCGTCGTCACTGTCATAACTTCCTGTCTCGTCGTCGCTTTCACTGTCGGCGGCGGCGTCGTCGTCGGCGTATGGAGAATCTTCCACTGGAATCGCCGAGTTCTCGCCGCCGTCGCTTTCACTGTCGCCGCTTTCACTGTCGTCGTCGTCTCCGCTTATCGTAGTATAGGAAGAGTTTGACTGTGACGAATCAGTGTCACTTGTTTCATTATTGTCCCTTGTTCTATTTTTCGTGTATAAAGCTGGCGCGTCGGTGGCATCGGCGTCGGCATCGGCGTCGGCGTCGGCCTCGGTGGCGCTTGGGTTTGCGTATTCCGAGAGATTTAATTCTAGGATTTCAACTGGTGTATTCTCCACGACGACATCTATATTATCCACGACGACAGTCTCAACATCCGAAACACTGTCAAGAATATGAATACGGTTTTTAATAGTAGAATAGTCTTCGTCTTCTTGTATATAACTAGTCGCGCCAATCATCGGTTTCATTTTGTTACGGATTTTCATCAACTTGCTTATATTGATATCCGAGAGGTCGCTGCCGCCGCCGCCGCCGCCGCCTGATTCGTCATCGCCGAATTGCGAATAATCGATGGTGAATAGATTGTTTTCGTATGTATTAAAAAACGAACACCCAACCAGATAGTCAATATCATCAAATACATTGGTGGAAAATTCGCTCTGTTTACATAAGTAACTGCCATAATAATCGAGTCCGTGGGCGATTCCGTGTTCGTGAAGTGCGCGGCTCGTCAGATAGGAGAAAAACCCGTCAACATACGACGAATTATTTGTATTAAGTATTTTCTCTTCACACGTTTCAGGTGTAGAATTGTATTTGGGAAGCGCGCGCGTTTTGTTATCAGGTTGCGTATCATATTTCCCTGATAAATAACGGATGGGGTCAAGAAGCGGCGAATACTTGACAAACATGGGGACGTTGTTGGTATTTCCGCTGTCGTCAGCGATAATCGTTTCTAAATGGTTTAGGGAATGAGTGCGAACATCGTCGGTGGAGGGGCGGTCGTAGTCGTCGATGTGTTGCGTTGGATGCGAGATGATATTCTGTAAATAATACTTTTGGTTCAATTGGATTCCGTTATAGTTTAATTCATTTACATCAAAAAATCGCGAATATATCGGTATATAATTTTGAATATCATACAGTAATGCGGACTCTATTGTATCCGGTGTATATTTGTGTTTACGGTAATGAAGTTGGAACGCCGATGCCGCATTGTCGGTCATTGTTCCTAAATGTATAATAGTTATTGATATGAATGATAACTAGAACTTTTATATTGATTTTAAACGGGGATTCCATTCCGTATTCCATTCCGTATTCCATTCCATTCCATTCGTATAATTGTCATAAAAATAATATATCCCATTTTTATTACTACTATGAATTTAGAACTCGCGAAGTTCGAGATGAAGGCAATCAGTTTTCGCCCTGATGAAAACAAGGGCCCAGTCATCGTTCTCATTGGACGTCGTGATACCGGTAAAAGTTTTCTCGTTCAGGACTTGATGTTTCACCACCAGGATATCCCCATCGGGACAGTCATCTCCGGAACAGAAGCAGGCAACGGTTTCTTCGCAGCCCATGTCCCAAAACTATTCATCCATGATGCGTATAATACGGCCATCATTGAGAATATTCTAAAGCGCCAAAAGGCTGTCCTAAAGCAGGTCAAAAAAGAACAGGATATGTATAAGAAGTCGTCCATTGACCCGAGGACGTTCGTTGTATTGGATGATTGTTTGTATGATAACAAATGGACGAAGGACGTGATGATGCGTCTC